TGTCGAATCTGCTTCGCAAGATTCGATATCTACAATCTTTAGTTTTTTGCACTGCTTTAGTGCGAGTTTTCTAGAGGGCGCGCCAAGCCAAAAGCTAAGTATTCGTCCCTCTGGTGCATTTATTTGCATATGTCTTCCGGTTATCTTAAACCACATTCTCTCTCCTCTATTACAGTTAAATTTATCTCTCATTCTACCCGCCACCAATTTGGTGCTTGTGTTTTCCATGTCGCAATGGGTGCTTTCTCACCCATATAATATGCTCGATAGGCTGTTACTGCACATTCATTTTTATACTGCTCCGGCATTGCCTGTGCAAATGGCGTCTGCGGAACATCTGGAAGTTCTGTGTGCGTCAGTGCGCACCACTCTATGACGCTTTGACTTTTATGAACTTTGCCATAGCGTTTAGTGTATTCAGCACACAATGCCCTGCCGTGCTCGGTGAGCCAGTTCCAGTTGGCTCTCGATTGCCCAGCCCAAATAGTGCAGGGATGTCGTGCATGTGTTGGTCTATAAGGAGTATGGTGACCATAAGTAGCCACCACAGTGCACATCATCTGTGCAGTCTCCAAGATCATTTTTACAACATGCTTATCGCATGCCATTTCTGCCGCTGATTGCGGATCTTCATGTAACACGAATATGTTCATGAAAAGCCCTCCTTTATGATTATAATCTATTATAACCAATCTAGAGGGCAAAGTCAAGTACTTTTTTAATTAAAATCGCACGCTCACTGACCAGGATCCCGGCACCCATCTGCCCCTAAGATCATAGTACCCAACATTCCACTTCCAAATATAGTTTAGTTGCCTATGCGGGTATGTCCAGTGATTTGCGCGATAAGTAACATCGTGTCCTGGGCGTGCAGCCAGTGGCGGAATAGGTCGATTGCGCTGTACCCGTATCGGTCGTGGCCTATTTCTATGTCGTGTGTGTCCGGGGTGCGCTTCTGCTACATCCATTGGACTTAAAAGCATTAGTGTAAGTAAGCTAATCATTGTATTATTCTCCCTCTTTATTCTTTTACTGGAACTGTGAGATCTTCCGGGTCTGCATAGAATGCGTCTGCGGTTCCCTCGCGTTTATCGAACTTCTGAACAATTTCTTCATCCATTAGACGTATTACTCGCTCTTTAAATTCACTGTCGTTGGTAACTAAATCCGTCCACTTCGATGGTTGGAATTTTTTACTATATCCATCTGGGGTGGCTAATGTATACCACGCTCCTGCTGAAGTTAAGCTTTCCGATCCCTTAATCGCATCGAACCAGCTTTCCTCATCTCGGATACCAATCTCATCAGTACCCCAAAGAATACGGAAAGCGCAAGAACGGCCCTGCGTGCCGAAGCGAGACTTCTCAAGCTTAATCTTAACCTCAGATCCGATTCGGAAGCCCTTATCATCTTCGATGAATGAAGATTTTGCTTTTCGTCCGGTCAGCCAGATGCGCAAAGAATAAGCATAGTGCATAGCCTTACCACCGGGTGTGATATAGGGAGTAGTCATCGCAACAATACGCGCGTTTGGTCCCTGCGGAATATTCGTCTTCAACTGATTGAGAACAATAAAGGTTGCTTGCTTATCTGCCAGAGGGATTGTCAGCTTCGACATGCCCTTGGCGAGAATACGAGCTTTCACTGCCATCGAAGATTGCGGATTGAAGTCACCCTCAACATCAGAAATCGATGGTGTAAACGCCAGCGAATCCCAGATTAAAACTAACTTTTCATCCGTCGCTCCGAGAAGTTCTTCGATTGTCTCCAAGACAAACTCAACAGAGGATGCTTGTACGTACATTAAGCGGTCTAGATCGCACCCAGAACGCTCCAAAAAACTTGGGTCGATTGCTGATTCGGAATCAAAATATACAACAAGCTTGCCCTGTTTCTGGGCGTTTGCTGCGATCTGCGCAGCCATATATGATTTACCCGTTGATTCAAGCCCTGCAATCTCTGTTACTTTCCCTACTGGGATGCCGGCAACTCGACCCTTACTGATGATTGAGTCCAGCCAGCGCGAGCCAGTCGGAATCCACTCTTTAACTGACGTAGGGTTGTCGCCAGTTAGATCATGTGCGACATTTCTGCCGGCTTTCTTATTTACAAGCGACATCAGATCCTGGATGGATACCCTGCCTGCTTTTGTTTTGGGTTTGGTCTTACGCGCCATTATTCCCTCCTTGGGTTTCGTTTAGTATAACATAATGCTTGCGCTCTGGCAAGTTAGTTATGATGATTTCTGAGGATTGTTTAGACTTATTCATTCCGTAAGTCCATTCTGCCTCGTGTATTTTGTAGTCTCGATATAATTCTCTAACTTCAGCACAATCGTTATAAGATAAGATCCAGTTCTCTCTCTTTCTCAATTCACTAAACAGCGCAAGGTGGGGAAAAAACTCGTGCATCACTCCCTCGTCACCATATAGTTTGTTTCTAGCACCAGACAAAAAATACGGTGGATCAAGATAGAAGTGACAGTCATGCTTTTTCATTGAATCTTTAAAATCAGCATGTTTTACCGTAAAGTTGTCTACCTTAAAGTTTCTAATTGCATCAATCTGCGAATCTGTGAATCTGGCATAAGAAGCTCTCTCAGAAAAACCGCCGGCAAACGTAGCTCCTGAAAAACTACTCCGATTAATAGCATATACTTTTGCAGCAGACTCGAAGGTGGGCGGATGGTTCATCTTCAGCGCAAACCTAACCTCGTCACGGAATCGCTCAAAATCTTTCTTTAGCAAGCCTCGTGCTTTATATTCTTTACCTTGATACATGTACTTGCGTGGTCTTTTGGTCTTTGTTGAGTCGGCCAATTGGGCTAGCCTAGCAGGATCTTTTAACAATGCTTGCCAAAACCATACGATCGGTTTAAATCCATCATAGCCATGTATTTTTATATCCTTCTGTGCCAAGGCTAATTCAAATGAGCCACCCCCGAGAAAGGGGGAGCAAAGCTCCCCACAATCGTCGGGTACGTATTCCATTAACGCATTTACTGCGCGCGATTTACCGCCAGGGTATCGTAGTGGTGTCTTCATTAGTACTTGTCAACCGAGATTAAGTTACTGCCGTTAATGTTGTGGCTCTTAACAATCTGCGGTAAAGCACCCTTAAAAATAAAGGGGCGCTTTGTCGGAATTGTTAAAGAGACGCCTTCTGGTAACTGGCTCATAACTACTTCCCAAGAGTCGCTGTATAGGTTTTCTACATACTCCATAGACTTCTTGAGTCCCGCACGTGCCATGGCGGGGCTGCTATCGGTGGTATAAAAAATCAGATTCACTGGCTCGCGTCCACTCTTCAGGGCATCACGGACATGGCGCCAAGCACGCTCGGCATAAGTCTCGTTATCTGCCATGTTAACAAGAACAAAGTCTGCTTTAGCCAAACCAAGGTTAGTCTTAATCCACTTCTCAGCTTCAGACTTAGTCAAAGACCAAACAAGCCCATCATCTGTTTTGGAGCGGTTCAAGATAGCATTGCGAATCTTGGTAATCATTCCATTGATGCTGTTGTCATATACTCGACTAATCCTGACCTCATGATTCAGCCAATCATCGACCTTCGTAGCCGTAGCCTTAAGTTGTCCGTTGGTGATCAGGCTCACTCCTGCAGCCACATAATCATTGAAGCTAGCCATAAAGACCGGCTTCTTCTGATTGGCGACTAATCCGTTGGTTACGCTATTGCGCTCGGTCTTGACGCTGCGAGTGTAGACTGCGACTGGCATGTAGCGATACCCGTTCAGGATAGCTGCTTTAATGCGCGTACGTCCTTCCATTACATCACCATCAGTATCGATACATGGTGGGAATTCCGACATATCATATCCATGGCGGCGGAAAGAAACTCGGAAGCTTTCAATTCTCGTAGCCTCGTCGTTAGTATCCCGAATTCCAATATTCTTCCAGTTAGAAGTGTTGGTATCTACCTCATTCAAATCTAACCAGGCGAAGTGTGAATACTTCGCGTCATTGAACTCAATCTTAGTAAGCATCTCAAGCGTATCTAAGTTGATTGTTCCTCTGTTGTCAAAGCCTACACGAATTCTGGATTCGCTGGCGTTAATGTCGACTACGTTGTGGTCGGCGACATTCGTGGTGCTAGTTTCAGCGCTAGCAGGCGCTTTATTGTCTGTATTAGACATGGTGTTTCTCCGTGGCCAATGGCCGGTGTGATAAAGTGTTTATTAGCCGTAGCATTTACACTTTTAAGTTAATGTGGGTTTTTATGATCCTCACCACTTTGGATATTATTATTATATGACAGTTGTTAATGTTTGTCAACAACTTTTTTAAAAGCGGCAGACTTTTAACCGGTCTGCCAGCGGCATATTTAAAAGACGAAAATCTGGAATTTTTACCGGGGAAAAAATTTGGCAGATCGCCCTTTTTACTCTGCTGCTGTGTCTTCAGCAGTTGCTGCCGTGTCGGCGGCGGTATCGTCTTCCTTGTCGTCGCAAGCAACGCACATCATTGCTGCAAGGATTGGTAAGATAAACTTCATTATTTCTCCTCATATGAAAATCTTAAAAAGCGGCAGACTTTTGACCGGTCTGCCATCGGCTTATTATATTGTGTCACTTGTTCTTCCTGTTGCGACGGCTGCGTCTGTTGCTACGCTTCTTTGGTGGCTTGAAGTCTCCAAAGAAAGTAGTGAACTCCAACCCAAGCGTCGGGTAGATCGCGAATGGGACATCGGTCTGAGTACCATTTGTTCGGTTGATCGTCTGATCGCCGGGAACGTATAGGTTCATAAATGCCCCAATCTGATAACAGTTCCTCTTGGAACGAAACCCAACACTAGCCTGAGCCCTTGCGATGAAGGTGTTCATCCTAAACTCAGCGCCATTGTCCTTAAGCCAACTCTGAGAGCCAAAACCCACGCCAAGTCCGGCAAGGATATGGACGTTGTTTGCTGACGTGCCGATGAAATCATAGTCCAGAGTCATGTTTGGACTACTGTATCCATTGTCTCCAACGTGATACCACATGTGGGTACCGAAACGCTGGTTCTTGCGCATGTGCAGAACGCCATGCAAACCAAATCCGACGTCGCCGCCTGTTGTCTTGAACCCAGCAGACTTAACTACGTCTGGGAACTCGAACGGGTGGTTTCCTGGTAGGACAATGGTGTTAACGGTTGGCCCAATTCCCCACATATAGGGAGTTTGGTTAGCGTGTGCGACCGGAGTCGTAAGGGCGCCGAGTAGCGCTGTCGAAAGGATTGTAGGTATAATCTTCATTGGTTTTCTCCTTCTTGATTACCTATATAATATACCATAGGCGAAGGGGTTTTGCAAGGGTTTTGTGTCAAGGAATTGTCAAGTGCTGTTTTACTTGGTGTTTTTTGTTTCTTGAATATGAAGACGAAGTGTATGAGCTTGTGTCTTCACCTCTTGCATAACCTTGCGAACTCTAGTTCCTGCCGCACTGTTGCCATCTTCATAAAATTTACTAAAGTCTGATCGGGCACTCGTAAGCGTTTCAATCATTTCCTCTAACATGTTGTGCTCTTCACTCATTTCGTTCTCCTTTGTGATAAAAAGCGGCAGACTTTTAACCGGTCTGCCAGCGGCTTTTTATTACTACTCGCTGGTAGTATTTGTGCCACCTGTGGTGGGCTCCGCAGTAACACCTTCTTCGCTTCCGACATCGGTATTTGCTTCAGTGGTAGTTGTCGTTGTCTCCGACACCTCCACAGAAACAGGCTCTGCTGTTGCTTCTACAGCGCTGGAATTATCACCCGCATCTGATACAACCTGTGGTTCGTAGCTGCAAGTTCCGTATGCGGTGGCAATCACGAGGATACCTCCAACAAAACTGACTTGTACTTTCCATCGAGCCCATGTGGACTTCAACCATTCTAACATATTATCTCCTATTATAAGAATGCGGCAGACTATTTGGGCACCCGGTCTGCCATCGGTTCTCAAACAAACTATTTAGATCAACCGTTCATTAGTTCATTAAACGCGCGATCAACCTCACTTGTTCCGTTGGAGGGAGCGTACTTGGTTGTCTCCGACGAGCGGCCTTCTGCAGATTTATCTCCAGAAAGCTGTGCGTCTAGGATAGCGTCTACCTGCTCTGAACTGAGACGCTCAAAGAGAGAATCTACATCCGGCATGCGATCGAGGAGGGCGGGGATCGCTTCCGTATCAGGCAGGAGTGTGGATGTGTTTCGACGCATCTTCAAGCTTGTTTGAGGATATGCACCGGGGCGATTTGGCTTTGTATAAGTCAAAGTAATATCGGTACCGGTCTTAATGTCTGTAATGTCTTCGTAATCCTTGTCAAGAATATAGCCAAGAAGAAGCTCGTAAGCCTTCTTACCATAGCCGTACATCTTGATGCCCTCTTCCTCTCGGCCTCGGACTACTACTGGTGAGAAATAGCGTTGGCGTACAAAGAGACTCTTTGCAAGCTTTTTGCTTTCCTCATCGTTAGTTGACACTCCTTCCTTCCATAAGGACGAAGCGAACTCACAAATTGGGCAGCCTTCTCCAAAGTTTCGCTTTGGACAAAGAATACCTCCCTTGTGCTCACCCACATTATAATGAAAATGCATTTCCTTAAGTGGGTCTCCATCTGGGGCAGGCACAATACGAATGTCTGTGTCTCCCTCATCTGGTTTAAAGAAAACCGAAGTTCTCTGGTCGGGGTTATCGCCCCTAAGTGTTGCGAGCTTTCGTCGCATTAGTTCCATGTCAATTCCCATTTTATTTCTCCTATAGTGGGTAAAGTATATTGAGCTTTCCTCAACATCTAGTTTAATACACTTGAGCTAGCTTGTCAAGTGTTTTTTTGGACTACGTTAGTATGGGCAACGCAGAACCCAAAGTCGTTTTGGTGTGGTGTTTCATAGATTGCGTATGATACACGTTGAAAAGTGTTCCTCGGCTTGTTCTTGAGAATGTCGACGAGTTTTCGGTGTAATGTGCCATCTGTTTCTAATGTTTCCTGATTTATACATATATAATAACATACATCGCGCGGCGTGTCAAGCTTAAAAAACCATTTTTCTTCAAGATTCTTAGGATTGATTGCTCCGATGGCACGAATTCGATTGACATCAAGCGGTTTAGAAACCATGCCGATCTCTGGCTCAGCGTGTGTGAAATAATTTACATAATGGATCATGGAAAATATCGTGTCGTTAATAGATTCATAATACTTCTTAATCGGAATATTGTCAAGTGAATTTTCTATCTCAAGATTAGAAATTACCGTAAGTGACTTGAACAGCCCAGAGCGTGCATATTCTTGTAGTACTCCGAAGACCGCACGCTCTATTAACTTAGGGGCACCTGTCAGTAGTTCAGAATCAGGTTTAATATAGAACACTTCTATGTTCTTGTCTCTAATCTGCTCTATAACTCCCAGCGTATAGTTTGAGCTATATGAGGAGCCCATAACGATGACTTGAACGTTATCTGTGATCTCCGAAAAGAACTGTTTTAAATTAGGTACATTGTTCTCATACTCTTCTGGGCTTTCGAAGCTCTTTATTTTAAATTTTCTTTTGGACGAGCGCTTGATCGAATTATTCAGTTGGTATACATCATAGTTGTTCGTCTCGCCGAACAGACCTGCTATTTTCGAGGCCGCTGAGCCTATTCCCACAACAGAAATCATATTTTTAACTCTTTAAGGTTGTAGTAATCTTTGCCAGCAGTCAAATTACACGGATATCCGTCTTCAAAGATCTGTTTAATCTGCGGAATCAGGGAGCGATCCTTGTCGCAGTAGTCAATTACGATTTCGTCATGTACAATATGAGAA